TGTTCCTGGTGTGAAGCTGTATTCTGTGACACCACCTTGTGATAACAATTTCATGTTTCCGCTGATGTTATCCCAAATAATACCAAATGACCTTTTCACATCCTGCAACACACGGAACTTGTTAAAAGAAGATGATAAAAGATTGCTACTGTCATCACGAATGCGACAAGAAAAATCATCATCAGCAAGATCAAGGCGGATTGAGATAGCAGGGTTTGAACTGCCATCAGAAAGATCGATCAAATATTGGTTGCCACTTGATGCAGATAAGTCAGTCGGGGTGCATGTTACGTGCATCCACCCCATGTCTGTGCTGACATATTCTTCATCACCATTCAGGGTGATTTCACCCTTTGATGCGCTATCCTCATTCAAAGAATGCCATTTGGTTTCATTGAATTTTGGCGATTGCGCCAAGTTTTGTGAAATGTTCTTTTTCATGTAACCACCCTTAAATCTTTGACATGCGGATTGTCACATCTTGTGAAGCTCCGCCGCCTGTAATAACTGGTTTCCAAAAACCACGACTTGCAAAAGCGTTTGATGCCCTTGGAGCTGTGAATTTATGGCCATCAGGTGCGGCGTTTGTATCTGTGTTATACATGTCACTAGATGATGAACCATATTGCATTTGAACTGTCGCACCATCAAATGTGCCTATCACTTCAATTGTCCAATCTCCACCCTCTAAAAGTCTTTCTGTTATCGTGTCGCTACTTGTCACATTCTCCCAAACGAAACTTTTTCCGCCTTGTTGTTTTGTCGCTGTAATTTCTGCCATTGTCTATCTCCTTTTGTTGGCAATTATCGCATTGCAATTAATAATAGTGAATTATCGCCACCAGCATCCGTGGCTGTCCACGTTGCTGTGACTGTTACTGTTGAAGCTGACATATCGCTATCAGATGCACCAGATTGAACAGAGCTTGTTGCAGGGTCAATTGATAGGGGGCTGTCAAAGTCCTCTGTAAGATTTGTCCAAGTACATGTTTCTCCTGCATTTTGTGTCATTGATATACCAACAATGAAGCCACCAGCCTGAACATCAATATTGGCACTTAATGCATTTGTTGCAACTGTCACATCGCTTGCTGTGTCTGTTGGTGTATTTGATTGCAAGCCTGTTGCGGCCCACACACCGATTGACATAGATGCACGTGCTGAATTTGTTGAAACGACAATGCTTGCTGTTGTGCCTGTTGCCACCGTTGCGCCATAGAATGCGATCTGGTGGTTTTCTTCTCCTGTTCCTGGGTTGGTTGTGGCTTGTGCAAGGCGTGTCGCTGTAATTCCGCCAATCGTCACACTTGCAATGGCATCGCTGTCATCCGTGCTTGTAGATGGCGCAAATACACCAACAATGACAAAACGATCTGCGGATGCCGTGCCAATGCTCATGCCTGTGAATGTCCATGGGCTTGAACCGCCTTGGTCGCCTTCTTCATCTGTGAAGGTCAATACCGCTGGTTCTGCCGCACCTGCCATGAATGTTATTGGAAACGCTGTGAACATTATTGGAAATCCCCCTGGAATACGCCAAGCAAATCTGTTCCATCACAAACAAATGTGAGAACGTCCACCGCATTGGCCGCCGTTGATAACGTTGGGGCTGTTCCGCCTGGCCATTTGAAGTTTGATCCGAATGATAATGTTCTACCACCTGTTGCATCCTGTTTCACGATCACAACATATGTTCCACCATCAACCGTGTTTGTTGGGTTGGCCAATGTTCGGTTGTCTGTCAATGTCACCGATGTTACCTGGTTGTTAGATGCATCCCAAGAAATTGAAGCCGCATCTGTCAATGTTGTGGCATCAAAATTTTGGGCTTTGGTGTATTCATTCGCCGTTGATTTATTTGTTGCTAGGATAGATGCTTCTGCGGCACTTGCGATTTTTGCATATGTCACCGCATCATCTTTGATTTTGTCTGTTTCAACTGCATCTGTGGCGATGTTGTCTTTGTCGATCAAGGCCGTTTCATATCCATCACCTGCCGCATTTTCTTGCAATACACCGTGTGGCGTACTCAATGCAGGAAGGTTGATTGAAGCGGCACTTGCGGCCGCATTCGTTTCTGATACCAGGGCCGCCGCCGCTGATGCCGCCGCATTGGTTTCAGATGTCGATGCATTCGATGCCGATGTTGCGGCCGCTGTGGCCTGTGCTGTGGCATCTGTCACAATGTCGTTGAAATCATCTGTGGATGTGATCAAGGCATCACCTGTGGCATTCCAAATAATTGCCTTGTTTGCAGATGGCGTTGGCAATGTTGTTGATACACCCACCGCATCATCAGATAAGGTCAAGGATCGATTGATCTTTAATTCCAAATCCTGTGAAATCATTGTGAGAATATCAAGCTGTCTGTTCAATGTTGAAGCTTCAAAGTCGCCGCCATCCTGAAAATCTGATGTTCTTTCAATCGGTGTGTCACGGAAAACAACATAATCATCACCATCAACGGAAACAGGGGAAAGCACCACCGTGAAGCCTGCTTCAACGCCAACGCCTGTGACCGTGTAATCAACGCCTTCCGTTAGGGTTGTGACAACGGATGATCTTGTGCGGATCACAACAATATGATCATCTTCAAAGATTGGCCAGGTGTTAGGAAGGTTTGCCGTTCCTGCGGCTGGTGAAAACTCTGATCTTGGGGTTTCATCTGCAATTAGAATTTCAGTCATTATTGTGGCACTCCTGTTTGTTGAGACATAATCAATTTTAATTTGCTTTCACGTTCCAGCTCTGGATAAATTTCAAAAAACTGGACTTCGGCCGCCTGTTTATATTTTCGCATAACGGCACTTAGGATTGAAGCCTTAGAACCTTTTGCATCTTTGTCATCAGGTGCGGTCGCATATTCTGGCTGTTTAATAAGGTGGTTCATATACTCCTTCATGTTTCTGCCTGTGTTCGGGTCTTCAACCTTGTTCATCAGCTTCACAAGATCAACATATTGTTCTTCATTCAGCTTCACAGGAAGGCCAGAAATACCGTTCACGCCCTTTGCTGAAATTCTGCGTTGTGGCATTGATAACGGCATGCCAAGGCGTTCCAATTCACCATCGATGCCAACCACCTTCACAAACTCTTTGTGCTGTTTGATGTCGATGTCAAGGCCAACTTCCATGCCTGTGAAATTCAATTGCTGTGATGCACGCTCTGGCAATCCTTCAATTTTTGCCAATGCATCTTTATCAAATTTCAAATCATGTTGGTAAATTGGCACAAGTAAATCAGGACCAACCGCATCAGGTGACACAACATCCTTGCCCCAAATATTGACAACTGGTGGCAACTTATCAGAAAGGCCAGGTGTTCTTGACATGATCTTATTAATCGTTTGTTCAAAGATGCGATATTCAGGGCTTGTGTTTGGATCGGGTCGTGAACTGCGGACCGTTGGATCAACTTGTCTTTCAACATTACCTGAAAGCGGTGTTCCTGGTGCTAATGGCCCAAGGACTGAACCAGGGGCGGAACTCCATACCTGTGACAAATAGCGTCCAATCGCATCAATCTGCGCATCGCCTTCTGCATATTGTGGGTTCAAGGCTGTCACAACATCCGTGATGCCTGTGAAGAATGACTTGTCAGATAGATAAGGCAAGATTGCACCAATCGCCGCTGATGCGTATGTCATGCGCTTTTCTTTGCTATCTTCATATGCCATGGCTGTGGCCACATCAGATGCAATGGCCAAGAAAAATCCCATGGGTTCAAATCGGTTGTATTCAATGGACTTGTCGCCAATGTTGATTGAATAAGGCGTTTTCCCTTGCTCCTTCATCACTTTCAACAATTTGTGGTTGTCTGTCATACGGCCACGGATTTTGCCTTCTTGTGCCATGTATGTTCCAACCGCAAGCAACTGCGCACCTGTGATCCATTTTCCAACCACCGCTTGACGCTCGGCATCTGTTCCCTTTTTCAAGGCTGTCATGGCATCACCTGTTGGTGAAAGAAGGTTCACACCTGGCAATCTCTCAAAAGTGAATTTCATCATGTTGTTGATCACGTTGAAGAATGGAACGATCACACGGCCAACGGGTGCATTCCCAATCCGTGCATTATCCAAGGCTTGCAAGATTGGCCTTGCAATTGGTCCTGCTGGATCGGTGAATGTTGCGTTGCGTGCTTCCCCTTGCGCCTTCATGTGGATTTCAGGTGCATTCATTTGTGGGTCACTCAATACTTCTGCCATGCGTGCTTTGGCCTGATCTGGTGACAAACCACCTTCAAGGGCCTCACGTGCAAGCTGGGCATGCATCTCACCACGGTATGCAATGGACTTGAAGAATTCATCTTCTGCAAGCAACAATCGGCCAGGCAATCTGAAATAGTATTCACCAAGGAAATCAACAAAATTGGCAAGGCCTGTTCCCGACTTCAACAATTCTGGTGAAATCGCTTTGGCAATCGGAAGGTTGTTGATATTTTCTGCTGTCAATCCACCTCGGTTGTAATCGATTTTTCCAAAAATGTCTGATCCTTCACCTGTGCGCAATGCACGGCCAAATGCCATCAATCCATCAATGACACCTTGCACCTGTCCATATGCGTATGATTTCGCTTCGTTGAACGTATTGCCAACGCCCTTGATCTCTTTACCCATCAGGCCAACGATTGCACGCTCACCAGATGCATATGTTGCGGCATTGAAGCGATCCATGGTTTTCATGAAGCCAACACCAACATTACCCATTGTGTTGACCATGTGTGTGGTTGGTGATCCAAGCAATGAATTGATCCAGTTTGAATAGAGAATATCCCATCCGCTGATCTGATCCGCATTGCGTGCGAACTGTGCGGCCGCCTGTGGGCCACCATTTTCCATCAGGTTCAAGAATGTTTCTGCTGTTTCTTTGTTCAACTCCTGGCCACCATGTGCCTGCAACAAATCATCCAATTCAACTTGTCTGCTGATGTCTCCTTCTGCAACCATGCGGAATTGACTTAATGATCTGGCAACCTCTGTTTGAACACCCTTCAACTGCATCTGCAAGGCTGAAACAACCGACAATTGACGGCGGAATTCAATCAATGTTTCTGTGTCATCAGCACCTTCACGGATGGCCGTTGCCATTGCCTGTGCCTTTTCCATCTCTGAAACAAAGATGTCACGTGATGCCTTGATCTTATGGGCTGGCCATAACTCACCAGATTGGCGGTTCAAGATGTCTTCAACGTTCCAACCTGTTAAACGGCTCATATCTGCCATGTCTTGCGTTTTATCGAATGTTTGAACACCACGCTTGCCCTTGCTGATCTGTTGTGCATACACCTCGGAAATCGTATCAATGGCGTTGTTCATGTCATCTGTTGTGGCCATGTTGCGGAAATTGAAATCAATGCCTTTGGCTGTCACATCTTCACCAGCTTCAAATGCCTGTTGGATGCTTGCCAGGGCATCTTCTGGAACGATGGCTTCTCTCACAACTGGCTTCATGCGGTTTTCTGCAATAGGCTTCAACACCTGTCCAGCCTTCTCCACCACTTGTCCGCTGACTTTATCAACATCAAGCGTGCCTGTTTCATCCTTTAAGAAGCGTTGGAATGTTCCATCTGCTTCAACTGGATCATAGCCCCATTCGTGAATTGAATTGCCGTCTGTTGCAATGTCTTTGGCTTTCACCTCTTTGCTGATGACATCAAAATCATCACCAACATGTGAAACGCCGTGTTGTTGTGCATAATTCTTGTTGACTGTCACCCAATCGCCTGGATTGATTTCTTTCACACCCTTTGGCACGGCTCTGAAAATTTCAATCACTTCTTCTGGTTGGCCTTGAAACTTAGCAATAATATTTGCGGTTTCCTTATCCATTGTCTGATCTCGGCCACCGTGACCAAAATAACGCCATGAAACAGATGGATCGTAAATTTCATCTCCATATATATCAACTGCATCATCAAGCGTATTTGCCACACCTTCTTCACGGAGGGGGGCTGTGTGTTCAATTCTGTAACCGTCATCACCGCCTGGCAATTTAACCGAACCACTTTCATCTTCAATAAAACGCTTGATCTCTGCATTCAGGTCAATGCCCTCGGCTTTTTCTGCAACCAGTTTGGCTGTGTCTTTTGATGCCTTGATCACCTTTGGAATGGCACGGATCACGGCTTCACCAACACCCAATGCGGCAATTGCTTCTGTGGCGTTGCGCATGCGGTTGACAAATTCTGGATCGTTTTCATCAATAGCCATGACATCACGCAATGCACCCATCGCACCTTCATCAGCTTCGATCATGTTAAACAGATTATCTTCTTCTGGTGAAATACCGAATGCACCCACAAACCCATCAGCAAGAACAGACGCAACCAACGGTGATGCACCAAGTTTTGTGAATAGGCCATAACCAGAAAGCGCAGGGCCAATGAATTGCCCTGTGACCTGGCCACCAATGTTCAAGCCTTTTTCTGCAATCGTTTTGTCCTGCAATCCAAATGTGTTTGTTTCATCTGTGATTTCCAAGAATGTTTTGATTGTGTCTTCGATCTCTGCGGCTTTATCTTCACCCAAGGCAAATTCACCAACTGGGCTACCAACTGCGGCCCTGGCAACATTACCAACGAACTGTGTTGCACCAACGGCCATGCCTTCAAACGGTGCGGCCGCAATACCCTTGGCAATGTCCATCTTGGATCGTGGGTCTTCTTTACCAATATTCAAGCCACCATCAAATGTGCGTTCGCCGTCTGCTGTACCCATGACATAGAAACCATCTGCACGGTTCTCAATGTTATAGGTCTTATCACCTTCATCAATCGTGAAGAAGGCATCACCTGACACATCACGTTGCCCATCTGGCACATCTTCACCTTCAATCGGTTGAACGCTCTGTGTGGGCTGATTTGGGATTTGTTGCTGTTGTTGCGCCATGCGTTCTTCATCAGCTTCACGGATCATCTTTGCTGTCGGGTTGTGATAAGCGTTGATCTGTTCACGGCGTTCAAAATAGTCGTTGGTGTAATCAGTCATAAATTCTCTCCTATTGTGCCAAATTCATCATTTCTTCTTTGGCGGCTTCAATTTCTGATTTCGTGCTTTCAGGTGATGCAATGATCTTGCGCAACTCTGATCGTCTTGCGTTGCGTTCTGTGGCCAATGCATCGTTGCGGTTCTTTTCTTCTTGGAACTCTTTCACGATCTGTTGTGCCTTCATATATGGATCAAACGTGCCTTCTTCTGGCAACTCCATATTGGTTGGCAATGTTCCAGCTTGTTCCGCTTCAAAGCCTGCATTGATCAAGATTGTGCGTGCCTTGGATAGCAATTCAAGTGATTTCTGGCTTTCTGTTGCGCCAAAATTCACGATGCCTGATGGGGCTTGCGGTGCAAGGGATGCTGTCAAGAAATCATTAGCCAGGTTATATCGGTTTGACTTGGACCAATGGTTCTTTGATTTGCGTGCTTCGATCATCTCGGCCGCTTTCAATCGATCTTCATCTGACAAGCCATCTTCTGGTAACTGGCTCAATCTTGTGATGTTGCCTTCAACAATACCCATCATGGTTTCAGAACGAATTACAGGGTCAGTCTGTGCGCCTGTTCCCTTCTTCAAATTGAATTCACGCAATTCTTCAATGTCTTCAAAATTTGATCGTGGGTCTTCTTCGAATTGGTCCATCATCGCTTCTGATTTCATTGGGTCTGTTTCAAATGCAATGGCCTTTTTCTGTGTGTCGATCCAATCCTGATCCTGTCTGTCCTGCAACTTGCGTTCACGTTCTTCAAACTGGAATGATGTTGTCAATTGGGCTTTCATGAATGATGTCACTTTGTCCACTTCTGTATTCAACATTTCATCCAAGATGTTCACCTTTGTGACCTTGCCATCCACATTGGTTTGCTCAATGAAGTATTCACCCTTTGCCCATGCTTGATATGCTTCAATGCCATCACCTTCTTGGAAACGGCGCATGAAGTCACCACGAACGGCGGCACTCATAACCTTGTTATCGTATTCCTGAATTTTCTTCTGGATTTCCAAAGCAGAAAAAGCACCAGATCGTGATGCATCAGGTGCGGCCTTGAAACCACCCACATTGAATTCACCTTGTGGCCCATTTCTTGACAAGAACTGAATATATGATGACCGTGATTGTTGAAGGTTCAATTGTGCGGCTTCACCTTCATCACCTGGCATGAACATGGATGGCGCAACGATTTCCACGCCTTCAAGCATATCTTGTTCCAGCTTGAACGCATCTGCGGCCGCCTGATCCTGTTGTGCCTGGCGTTGCTCTGTGATTGCTTTCTGGATATATGATTGCTCCAATGCCTGGAAGTTTTGATCAAATGCTAATTGCATATTTTCATCCAAGGCGTTGCCGTATTCCTTGCGGTATGCATCAAAGCTGTTCTTCATGCCAATTGGATTGGCCGCATTTTTCACAGCAATATCATTCATGGCTTTGCGTGTGTCCATTTCCATTTGAACACTTGCGCCATGTAATCCAGATGCGTTGTATTGTCTCCAGAATGCGCCTGTCTTTTGAACAGGTTGGAATTCAATGCCTTGTTCACGTCCAGCCTTCAAGCCTTCCTGTTTGGCCTTCATGGTGGCTTCTTCGATCATACGGCGGCCGCCAATCTCACCAATGGTCATGGATAGGCCTTCAATATTTTGCATCAGACTTGCAACACCTGTGTCAAGGTTCACAGATGGCGCATCACGTGATGTCACAATTGGTGCTTGGAAATTAAGTCTATCAACCATTAGAACGCTCCTGCATCTGATAATTGGCCACCAGCTTTTGCCAGGCTACTCAAGCCACGAACAAAGCCACTTGTTTTTGCGGACTTGCCTTTTGACTTCAACGCCTTCGCACTCATTCGCTTTGTCGCTGATCCGATGCGTGCATTGCGTCTGATGGATTGGATGCTGTCATCCGCATCTTGCATGGCTTGGAATGCCAATGTTTCTGGTGATCCAGATGAAATGTCAATTCCTTGTGCCGCACCTGTTGCCTGTGCTGTTGCCAAGCTTCTTGCAAGGTTTTCACGTACCTGGTTGGCTTCTTCACGGCCACGGATCAATTCTTGCTTTGCATTAAAGCTTTCCATCTGGGCTTGTGCATCCATTTGACCCTTCTGCGCCATACCACCCATGATCGATGACAAGCCAGAAAAAATCGTGCTTCCGATCATCAATTTTGTTCCAAGTGTCATACCTGTTGCGGCGGCGGCTGCTCCTGCACCTGCGGCCACCGTTCCTGCTGTACCTGCGGCGGCGGCCGCACCTGCGGCGGCTGTGCCTGCTGTTGCTCCCCCTGCCAATAATGCCATTGTTGCGCTTACCATTTTACAAACTCACTTTCGCTGATACCCCAAGCAATGTCATGGGGGCTGGTTGATCCTGCGTGATTATGATTTTCTTCACTTCATCATAACCCAAAATACCTGCAATTGTCTTGCGTCCTGTGAACTTTGGTGGCGGTGCATCCAATGGGCTACCCGAACCAGATAAACCGAACTGCCTGAACACCACTTTGTTATTCACGTTAATCACCAAAGAACCTGTTTCAATCATCGCCGCTGTTACTTCAACGACACGCTTTTTGATGCCAATGCTTGTGCCATTTTCAACATCAAATTCAATTGGCATGGTTTCAACTCGCACTTCAAAATCCAAGCCGATTTCGGAATATGTTTCCGCATCACGCTCCATTGTGCCATTACCTGAACCATCCAAATCAATATCAGCCATCACACTATCATCAGCAATGACATCAACCGTTGTGTTGGGCAAATGTGCGGCCGATACCGCATCACTTGGAAGCCCTGTTGTTTTTCGCACCGAACTATCTAACAAATGATCTTCATTGAAGAACTCGATGAAATATTTTGTTGATCCATCGATGGTGCGTTTTGTCACGGCATACATGTCCGCATTATCCACACCACATGAAATGAATTCACAGTTTGGCGATGTCACTTGCGCCCAAGCAACCACCTGTTGTGATCTCAAGGTTGAACAAATAGACATTGTGCCATCAGCATTCACGATCAATAGAATGTCCGCTTCATCCGTGCTGATCGATCTGCGCTTGGCAAATGCAACTGGGTCATTGATCAAGTGAGATGAAAGCAATGAAAGGTTGTCAGAATTGTATGCCTGGCTTGCATCATCAAAGACAAATTCACGAACGGCCTTGCCACCACGCTGAACGAATAATGTTGCGCCATCTAATTCAATAACTGGAACACCTTCTTTTGATCCACGTCCTGTCTGTCTACGTGGTGCAAAATTGTTTGGTGTGATCGGGTTGCCAGGTTCATAAAACTCACCGCCATTTGTGAAGATTTGCAAATCACGATTGGATTTCATGTTGAAAATTGTATTCAGCTTGTCTGTGTCCATTGTCACTTCAACTGGCTCATTGTCCAAGCCTGTGCCTGGCTTAAAGTCAAAGAACTGTGCCACACGTGATCCCCAAACGGTTGAAGGACGTGGACCACCACCAACGAACAAACGGCCTTCATGGAATGTGCCTGTTGCTGGCCACCCACGTGAATTACTCCATGCATCTTCAAAGCCTGACAATAATTCCCAATCACCATTCGCAATCAAATCATTGTTGAAGAAATTAATTTCAACCGATGCGATCACCTCTGTGGCTGAATTGAATTGCACGATGCGTGCCTGACCGCCATTTCCTGCAATCTTCTGATCCACATCTGATGCGGAAAAGATAGATGCGCTCGCCGTGATCTTGATCTGGCCTTGTGTATCTTCTGGTGTAATGTCCGCCGCTGGGTTGGTTGTTGATGGCGAATAATCATATTTAGGAATGTAATCAAATGTGATAGCTGAAATGGTCCAGGACGTATCAGACACACGCAAGATTTTGTATGGCTGAACATCTTCATGAAAAATGATCAATGTATCTGCTGATTGCGTCCATGAAATCTTGGCCAATTGCGCCCCTGTCCACGGCACGCCTGATGTTTGGGTGTGAACAACTTCGCCATCTTTCAGAACATGAAATTCCTGATCCAAGAATAAAAGGCCATATGTTGTGTCTGTTGAGAACTCAAAATCAATGAAAGCAACGCCATCAGATGCGCTGTTTCCTGAATTGGTTGTTGTTACGTCCTTGATCATTTCAAGGCCAGGTCTACGCTTCAATCCACCTTGTGGCAAAGGGAACACGTTTTTCAATACGGAAGCACCTGTTGCATAGTGTGTAATCTGCGTGCGAACATCCAAAAGCGGATCAAGTTCTCCACTTGTGAATTCTGATTTTAATGCTCTGATCAATCTACCCATCTTATGAGAACCTCGCATCTAACAATGAAAAATCTTTAAAGCCATCGGACGGTCTGGACTGACTATCAAGAATGCGTGCCTTGGCCAAATATCCGCCTTCATCGCCTGTGCCTGGTGTGCCATACGCATCAACCAAATATTCACGCTTCTTGCTGGTGTCATCTGTTACTGGCTCGGCCAAGCGTCCTGCAAGCACCAAAGACATAAGAACCTGCATATATGGTGGCCATAGTTTTTCAGGAACGTCCACTTGATAATCACCATATAAATCTGGTTGGTCTGAATAAACATCACCGCCAAAAATATCCCATCCACCAAGCATTGGATGCGCACCCACCGAACCATCAGAATAAATCGCAAATGGATCATCCAGGCGGTTTGAAGGCTGTGCGAATGCATATTGATATTGATTTGTTGGTGTTGCTGTCTTGCGTGCAAGCTGGTGTTTTTCAATTGTGAAACGCCATTTATGGATCGTCATCACCTCTGCACGGACCAACGGATAAACCTGGTTGCAAATTGTTGTGATGTCATCATCCCCATCAAGGCTATCAATAGAACTTTCACCAAGAAGAACTAATGATCGTGAACACACTTCAATATCGGTTGTTCCAAATTTTGTAATTGTTGCCATTTTCAATTTCTCCTAAATAAAAGGGCCAAGGGTTGAATGCCCCTGGCCCTCTCAATTTTAGCCGTTGGGCTAGTTTTAGTCTGTGTCAGTCGTTGTGATGGTTGTGCCATCTGCAACGTCAACCACACCACCTGTGTTGCTTGTAACATACAAGATGGCTGGTGCTGGTGTTCCATCAAGATCACATGAAGCGAAAATGAAATCACCAACATTCAATGTGGATGTTAGATCATTGAAGTAACCTTCTGTATTCACAGTCGCTACCGTGTCATTTGTCGCATATGTCCAGATAGATGGCGCACCCTTCAATGTGGCTGTGCCTGCACCTGACAATGGTTTTGATTGATTGCCACCTGGGGCAAAGTTTGCTGTATCTAAAGCCATGATTTAATCCCTTTCTTAGCTTTCATCCATTGTGATTTCAACGATACCGCCTGCATCGATTGCAACCGCACCTGCGCTGAACAGGCCGTTTGACAACCAAGATGTTTTCTCGGCTATATAGTTTACCTCTGTACGGAATTCAATACCGACTGCCAAGCCAACTGAACCCATCATGCCACCATGGAAGGCATAGCCTGTGCGGTGGTTTGATGCGATTGGCAAGCCGCCTTCATCACGATCTTCAACTGTGATGATATTGAAGCCCAACCATTTTGTGATCTCACCATCAACAAGGGCTTTGATTGCGTTCTTGTCGAATGTTGATGCGTCTGCATCACCTAGCAAGCCATAGATGTTGTTTGCATGCACAACCATGTGACGGTCTGCCTTTGGAACACCGTTGGCATCCAATAGCTGTTTTGTTTTGCGGAATTTGGCTGTGTTCAAGTTTGTACCTGTACCACCTTCATCATCCGAAACTGTCAATGTTGTACTTGCCGCATCCAATGCATCAAGAATTAACTGATCTTCACGGCGGCCAATAGCACCAGCGATCACAGCGGCCAATTCTTTGCGCTCGTCTACGTTGTTCTTTTGTTGATCAAAAATGTCTGTGTATTCAGGCGCATTCCAATCAGTCAATGTGGCTGTTTTGCGTGCATGCGAAATGTTCATAGGCACAACATCAGTTTGTGGCACACGTGCTGTCGCAATACCCTTACCCATTGTCGGGAACTTATGTTGATTACCTACTACACCAGTTTTGACACGAACGGCGTTGCGCAAGCCAGAACCATTTGTTTGGTATGCGTGCTTCACCATGTCATCGAATTGTTGGATTTGCCCATCTGTTAGAAATTTTGACATTCCGTTTCTCCTGTAAAAATGTCTGTTAAAACGTTTTTCAGTCGAGTGTCCAAAAATATATGGGTCGTCTTACTTGCCTTGCGGCGGTTTTTATATCGGGCCATGAATATGGGTGTCCGATGCGTCTATTATATACACAAAAAAAAGCCCCTGTCAAAAACAAGGGCTTTAACTCAGCAAGCATACTTTAGGAAGTAAGACATTACTTTGACATTCTTTCGTACATGTCGTCAACCTTTTTGCGGAAATCTGCATCTTTTGTGTATTTCTCGCTGTTCAACATCTCGGACAATTCTTCACGTGATGGCAATCCGCTATCGATCTTCGGATTGGTTGGAATGCGGACTTCACCTTTATCAAGATGCTGTGCAACCTTCTGCAACATGCGCATCCCTGCGGCTGATCCTGCGATCATGTCATATGCCTGGTGTTCTTCATCGCTGAAAATACCCTGGGCAAGAAGCTGTTCACCTTGATGGATCATGTGGGATAGAACCTCTTTACCATTAGGACCAAGCTTTGCGATCTCTGCTTGGGCATCAACGGAATATTCTGCATCGATCTCACCAATCTTGGCCAGAATAGGTGTCATGAATTTGTTGAACATATCAGATGACATTCCCAATTCTTTGGCTGTCTCCTGGGCTGTTCGCATCAATGGATCGGCTGATGCATCGCCATCAGATGCGGCAAATATTGCATCACTCACTTCTTTTGGCAAATCTGTGACATAGCCTTCCAATGTTTCAGGTGCTTTGTGATCACCTTGTGAAAACTTCTTGCTCAACTCACGATAATTCTTATGAAGCAAATCAAACTTCACTTCGCCCTTTTCTTCATCCCAAAACTTATCTTCAAGGCCATCAGGACGTGTTGAAGCTGTTTCAGGTGCGCTTGTTGGTTCTGGTGGCTGATCTTCACCCTGATCTTGTGTTGGTGTTTCAAATTCTGGTGTGTTGTCTTCTTCTTCTGTTGCTTCATTATTCAAAGCTGATAAAGATTGTGTTTCGGTCATTCATTTTCTCCCTTTGGGTTGTTTCCTCTTTCAACCATTCGATTGACATATGCAACCATATCACGCATGCCCTCCATATAAAACCCCTGCGCCGCACCATCATGGAAGCCCAAAGCAGGGTCAAAGCCTTTTACCTCGGTCAAGAACTTCATAAGGTTGCGCAATACAATCTGGCCATCATCTGTGTTGAATGTCTTTGCAAAGATCAATTGCAATTCTTGTTGGTTCAATTCGCCGTTGGCTTGGTTCGATTGGGCAACTTGTTCTTCTGCTTCATCGAACCAATTCCATTTGCCCTCTCTTGGCAATATCGGCATTCCTGTTGGTTGTTCACTCATGTTTTTTCTCTCCATTAGGCTTGTGGGTTGATTACTTCACCGATCACCTGACCGCCTGCGCCTGGTGATTGGCCTTCAAGCTGGCTTGCATATTCAAGCAATGTCGCCTGTAACTGTTCTTGATCTGGTTTATCACGGATCAATTCATGTGGAACACCCAATTTATTGGCAATATATGTTGGTATTTTCTCCATCTCAAATGCCATCGCTGTGATCTTTGGACCAAACAACGCATTCGACATCTCAATGGCCTGCACAATCGTTTGAACTTCTTCAATGTTCTGTTGCTGTGCCAAAGGCGATGTCACATTGAATACCACATTCACGCCATCAATTTTCAGATTAGGAATTTCAATCAATCCCCAATGCTGATCAAGAATGGCAATGGTCGTGTTCATAACAGGGATCATCCATTCTGTTTTCAAACGGCCAAACGCTCCACCCAAATCATCAGATAATTGGCGAACACGTTCAATGATCTCTGTGGCTGTGCGTGGTTGGCCATCAAGCGGTGGCAAGTCATCATTCATCATGGTTGCTTTGATTGCATTGGTGATGCGCTCATACTCCATGAAGGCAACATTGAAATCGCCTGCACGTTCCAATGGTGACAATGAAGGGCCTTGTGGGTGGCCTGGGTTGCGCTTAACAGGGATCACGCCACCTGGTTTGATGCGTGCTGTGTTCGGGTTCAAGATACCGTCATCCACACCTGTATATGTACCAGAAACAGCAAGGGCCGCATTCTTCAAGGTTAATTCAACCAACTTGTCAACGGTCTTCACATCTGGCAATGCCTGGATAACTGGTCCACGTCCTTCAACCTCATTGGCCGCTGTCTGCATACGTGGTGTCACCCAAGGCTTCCACGTCATATCACGTTCAACAATTCTGCTGGATTGTCCTTTTTTCATTTCAATGGTGACATCGTAATATGCCAAGCCATCTTCAAAGTCATTCCAATATGTGCTTTCTTCAACCAAGATTTCCTTTTCTGGCTTGTCCTTGATCATCTTGCGCATTTCATCACTAATCTTGGCATCTGGCCACGTGCCTTCAATGTTTCCGCATTCTAGTTTCCACTTGCGGTGAACACCTTTTACACGGCCATAAGGACCTTTTTCAAAAGCCACTTGTGCATTGGGTGCGGCATGATAGATAACAGGTTCATTTGGCACGCCTGGTTGGATCATCATTGCGCCTGTACTAATAACCAAATCCAAGGCCATTTCACTTGCGGCCGCATGATAATTGGAAAGGTTGTTGATCACAGTAAATGCGCCACGTGATGCCTTTTCTAACGCCGCATCAAGCTTGTCTCGGTCGCTCTCTGGAACACCAGGGCCAGCCTTCAACATTCCCCAATAACGATCATGTGGGAACATTGTGTTGACCATACGTGTGGCCAATTTGTTTGATGATCTCTGCAATGTGTTGTCAAAGATGTTGTGGCCCTTGCGCTGTCCTCTGGCTGGGTTGTCGTATAGATTGCGCTGTGGCATTGCGTATTCAGTCGCATCATCTAATAAAGAACGCCATTGCTCCTTATATTTCCATGCGGCCTTTCTGCTGTTCTTCAATTCAGTTTCGGTGCGTCTAGCCATTAGCCTGCTCCTTCTCGATCTCTTTGAATACATCCGATGATTTCATTTTGTTGTAATTCACAATAATGACATCACCGCCTGCATCCACATATTCTTTCAATTCAGCATTCTTGATCAATGGATTGTCATTAATGCCATCTTGCTTCTGCAACATCATCACGTCTGTTATGTCTCGCATGATATAGAAAAGCTGATATGCATCTGGGTTTTTCTCAATCAACGATCTGACCGCTTTGAAGTCTGTCATGACCTGTGGCGCATATGTTGCCGCTCTTTGGTCTTCTTTCATCATAATTGCCAAAGCCATGTGCAAGCCTGATTTCTTAGGCCCACATATGATGGCAATTTGATCTGGTCTAATTTTTGGGAAAATCATCCTAGTGTGTCCTTCTTGCTCATTTCATCTTCACGCCCTGGCGCAAGCAACAATCTACGCCCCGATGATCTGCCACGTGCCGCACGCTGTGCCGCTGACAATTCACGCTGTGATCGTTCTTCACGGCGTTTGGCCGCCGCATCCGCTTCACGCTGTGCCTTCACCAACTCTGGATCGGGCTTTGGTGCTTTTGGTGCAAAAATCTTCTTAATCTTTCCCATTTGAATACTCCTTTATTAGATATGAACCAACATTTTTGAAACCGTATCTTTGCATCAAGCCTGTGAAGGCTCTTTCATTTGCACCACCATCATCAAAACCTGCTGTGCTGGAAGTGTAAAATAATGCGATGTCGTCATTATTGCATATTTCTTCTGCCTTATCCAACAACGCACATGCGCACGCCTTGCCACGGTGCTGTGGGTCAATATAAAAGATCACGCACATTGCAACCTTTTCAACGGTCCAGGGGTTTTCAACGCCAAAGATATAAAGGCCAACAATCGTGCCATCACATTCAGCCACCAGCACATGGAAATCTTCTGCATCGATCATACACTCCAATGAATAGAACGCATTTTCAAAGCTGAATGCCATGTCACGGTATGAACTTTCAGAATGGAATTGGTAGCCAAATTCAACGGCCTTTTGAATATCTGCCTTTGTTGCAAATCTTACTGTGTAACTCATATTTCGATTGCTCCTTTTTTGATTAGTTTCTTGAATAGCTGATAAGGCGTGAAGCCCATGAAGTCAAATCCTGCATTATATGCCACATGGGAAGCGCAGGTGATGAACAGGCCACGATGCGTGTATTTATCCAATTCCTTGGGCAATAGCGCAAAGACAATGCGACACCCTCTGGCCTTCAATTCTTTGATCATGTCATTGGTTGGTTGGTTATAGATTACATTCAGAACACGCCCCATCTTAGGGTCAACAACCAAAGTTTGGTCGCCAATTTGTGTCATGCAGAATACGTGGCCAAAGCCTTCACGGTGATTTGTGAATATATCGAACCAGCTTTCATTCAATCTGTCTCGGAATACGAACCACCATTTTTCTGTGTAAATATTTTCGTCATGTGTTATGTTTGGATTATCCATTGGTTGATTTTCTCTCTTTTGATGGGTTTGGAAGGTCGTTTCATTTGAAGCGGCCTTTTTCAATTAGAACAGGTCAAAGCCCTGATCCATACTAAAACCAGCGTTGAAATTGTTTGATTGCTCTGCTCCTAGTTTCTTCACTGGATTGGCTTCACCGCCACCAGATAAGGCATACCCCAACGCATCGCATGGGTGGGAATATTCGTTCTTGTCGGGTGTCTCTGCATATTTCTCTGATCCAGAAACTTGTATCTTTCTGAAATTCCACTTACCACCAAGGCCCTTGCGGATGTTTGGCGCACGTGTCTTGTGGACCAATAATCCAGGCTTACCCATGACCATGCGGTTGCAAGGCTGGGCAATAGCCAGGCGGCGGATGCCTGGGTTGTTGGTTGGTGCGGCTTCAACTGGAAATCCCTTAGACACAAGGAAATCATTCACCTTGGTTTCAAAGATTTCATCCCTCTTTTCTGCCGCTGGATCGGTGTAAACCTTATGAATAGGCAAGCCTGGGAAATTCTCTTGCAAGTAGACTTCCAACTGATCTGCAAATCTATCAACGCCCATGTCTTTACCGATGCACTCGCCCTGACATAACCAAACGCCAAGCGGTGAACGTTGCATAATTGCGGCGGCTGGTTGCAATGTACCCCCACCAATATCAACACCAATCACCAATGGCCTATCAGCAAGGATGGGGAATTCATCTGCATGAACGCTGTCGATGAACTCTGGCACAACTGGCTTGCCATCAGCCACATAACCATATTCACCAGCGGCATAAACGTTGATAAATTCTTTGGACTTGTTCGCAATCAATGTGTGGTAATAAGCAGGCGGAAGGTGTGGAAGGTTCTCCGCTTCTGGATTAACACCCCAATATGTGTCACCTGCTGGGATCACCTCATTAGCTTTGAACGAATATTTGAACATCGGATTAAGGCTGTCATATCGATCATCTGTGATCTTCTTCAATTCAAGAACGGCTGGTGGCTGTTTGTAACCACGCCATGACAAATCATATTCCTTGCCACCAATATTGACCACAACGCCCTTCTCACCCAATTCAAACTTGCGATACCACCAACTATCCGTATCAGGTGGGTTGGTGTCCATATAAACACATGGCTTTGTTGCCTTGCCTTTGTCACCTGCTGGATAACGGCCAATACGACCTGTGATACCGTCAACAATCGTTTCAGGCAATTCACGGGCTTCATTTACGAATGCGCCTGTGATTTCCAATGATAAAAGCTTCTTGATGTCCTTTGGCTTATCCAGGCCAAGGAAAACAATTTCACAATCCATGCCAGGCTGGCCGTTCATAGGTGGGAATTTGATGTGATATGTGATTGGCGATGAAAACACGACACGGCCATGTGGACCTTCTGGGAACTGATCCACAAATGTTTTGATCGTGGTTGCTCTCAATTCTGGTGTCGTTCCACGCACCACCGCCCAACGTGAATACCTGATATTGTCCTTTTTAGATGGTTCTTGCATCATCGCATTCATCATCATGCCTGTGACACCACCAACCGACTTACCTGAACCAAATGGCCCCATGATGCCACAAACCACCGCATCTGATTGTGCGGCGGCGTATGCTGTTGGTGAATGTTCAAATGAAATTGTTAGGGGATTACCCGACATTTTTGCCCTCCAATGTGTGAACGCCAACTTGACTATACCATGTCTTAATGACCTGCAACCTATCCTTCTTGCCAAGATAGGACCATTCAAGGCCACGTATAATTGGTGATGGTGTTCCACATTGTTCAGGGGGTTGGCCGTGATCTGGCATTCTATATCTGGCTTTTGTGTTCCACCAGATTTCCGCATAATCCAAGGCTTCTGAAACCTTCATTCCTTTACCTGGTTCACCGTTTGGGCCAGGCAATCTGTCATTATCTATCATGTGATTTTCTCCTTTGTTCTGTGAAGCATAGCATAAAAAAAAAGCCCTTGGAATGATCCAAAGGCTTTAAAGGTAGGTATGGCACACACTAGGCCATCGAAGAATTATTTTGTATCAGGTTCTTTCATATCAAGCAACATGTTTAATTCCAAGATTACCTTGCGCATAGCCTTTGGTGTGTTCTTTGGGTAGACCTCCAGCAATTGGCATAGATCATCGGAAAGGTCCTGCACCTTGGCACGATACTGGATGATATTGCGGTTGGACTGTTCAATTGTTTCTGTGATCTGGTTGATCTTGCCTGTGACTGCCTTCAATTGGTCCAGGGCTTCATCACGTTCTTTCACAACCTTTTCAATCTGATCTTCATGCTTTGCAATCTTTTCTTCTGCAAAATACAATTCCTGTCCAAGATCATCGATCCTTTTTTGCTGGCTGTCCAACGCATCACCAAGGGCCTTATTCTCCTGCCCCATTTGCGTGATCTTCTTTGTTGCTTGCTTGTGGCTCTCTTTGGATTGGTCCAAAGAATTGGTCAAAGATGCGATGTTCTGTGTCAATGAATTGACATGATCTGTCGCCCTATTATTTGCATCACGTGCCGCATGGTATAGCTTGGATTTATACGACACATTTGCATATGCATCTTCCAGGTCTTTTTCTGTTGATTTCATGCTGTCATAAAAGACTTTGGCAATCATGATCATCGCAACGCTGAATAGCATGGCACAAGTTACAATCTCAACTGGGTTTTCTGTGATAAATTCTCTCATGTTTTCTCTCCTTATTTGGGTTTAAATGTGGTGGTTCTTGCTGGTGAAATACCAAACAATCCCCAATGAAATGAGCATGCCCAAGCATAGCCCTTGCAAGAATAATTCCATGGTATCACTCCTTTTCCTGCAATTGTTTCTTCAACTTGTTGACACGTGATGTGACATTGGCAAGGTCTGTTTTGTACTGCTTGCAATCAGCTTCAAGCTTTTCGATCTTTTCCCATGCTTGAAGCAATTCTGGTCGCCTGTTGTAATCCATCAGCTTTCTATCCAGCAATTCAAACTGGGTTTTCATACGGCCAAAGATTTCTTCACCTTTGAGGGCCAACCAGGCATGTTTAATTCGTGTTCTAATCTTCATTTCGCTGTCTCCTTTGCTGGGAATGATACATAAACCACATTTCCAGATTGCGCCTTTTTCACGCTCTTTTCAAGTTTTGGATGGTTGCGTATGTATTCAGGTTGTTCAAGCGCATTCATTGCTTCATTGACAATCGACTTTGCGTGCCAGGGCATCCGCTTAATTGCATCAATGGCATAAAGCAAGATCATAAAATTTTCGTAATTAACTGTGACATGTTTCATTTTGCTTCTCTCTTTTGTTTTAAAATGGGTCAAATCTTCTCAAATTCGATCACCTGATGTGGTCTAATACTTTTTAGGTCAAATCGTACCTTATGAAATTCAATCGCTCTCTACGGGCTTTGATGGCGGAATAATGTTTAACCCTGTCCATGCATCGTTGTATGCCTGATGCATCGCCGCCAATTCGGCTTGGTTGCGAATGTTTACGCTGATCTTGTCCAGTACGTAGATCATTTTTGTAACCTGCCCGATCTCCAATTTACCTGATCTTGCCAAGCGATAAACCTTTGCCATCTCCTCACGAACGCCCTCCAAGGTGCTTAAATCGCCCACATGATGCTCTTTTTTCGACAATGGCGGGATGATCTCCCCTGCTTCCTTCCGCTTTTCCCCTATTTCCACGTTTTCTTGGGCTTCTGCAAATCTTCCCATGTGTGGTTCTTTTTTGTCGGTCATAGCAACGTTCCTTGTGGCTTGTGTGTGATTTTTTCGTAGTCTTTTGCGGTGATTGGTTTTAATTTCCCAAGCTTTGCGGCCCTCAATTCTGAACGGTATTTTCTCACCACCCAATTGATCTGGCTTTCAGCGTTCTTTCCGTTGAAGATCATATATCCGTTTTTGACTTCCGCATCTCTGAACCATGAATATGCTTTGGCTGGTTCATCGAATTCTTCTGCTAATCGTTGCAACCAAATTGGTTTAGCTTTGTACGTTGTCATGTCCAATCTCCTTTTTCGGTTTTTTCTCAACTGGCTTCACAGATGCCTTTGCGATCTCCAAAAGCTTATCACACTTGATGGCGTGATCATCCTGCTTCTTGTATTCCTGCCTGTGATATTCTTGGATCACCATGTAAGCTGGGCTGAATTTTGGGAAATTGTTGCGCTCCTGTTCCTTGCAGGCTTGCACAAACTGCGCTTCCGTGATCCGTGGCTTTTCAGGGTTCAAGATTTTGATGATGTCCGCTGGTGTTGGGAAATCATCGTTGTGATCCGTGTAGACATCCAGGGCATGGATGATCTGATCCACGGTGAAGCGTCCAGCTAGTTTCAATTCCCAACCACGCATGACAATCTTCTTGTCCATCTTCTTGCCGTAATGGTTCTGCATCTCGATCAATGGGAACACGATTGCGGCCAAAGCTTTCTTTTCGTCTGTCGTCCAAACTCTACTGGCCATTTACCCACTCCCACAATTCTTGCTTGGTTCTGTCTGTCTCGTTCTGGTCTTTCAGCACCCATTCAGCTTTGAAGCCTGTCCAACCACGCATGCATGAAATCTGCATCGCTTGATCCAATGTGATGCCAGCCTTGAATGCTTCTCGGTCAAAGATGTTTATCACCGTCTGTGTGATCGGTGCTTTCTTGGCTGTTCGAAGCTTCTTGAAATCCTTCCAGGTGTCGTCCGAAACGTTAGCAGGTTTTTGAACCGTGTCTTTTTTTGCTTTAGTTTTTTTATTAACATTGTTTTGTTTTGTTTTGTTTTGTTTTGTAGCATGTTTATGCATTGCTTCGGGCATGCTTGATGCATTTTCTTCAACGTTTTCAGATACTTTTGACCACCGTTTTTTTGCGGCTTTTGATGCTATCCGTTTTCTACGTCTAGAATGTGCGTCCTGATCATCCAAAATTTCGTTGCAAGTTTTGTGAAAATACATGCCTTCTTTATGCTCGAAGAATGCTTCAAGTATGCTGGAAGCATTTTGTTCAATGATTTCAACACTACATCCAACAATTCGTGATAATGCGACATGACTTTCTGGCAATGGCTGTTTTGTCTCCATATAGAAATCAATCAGCCGTCTATATATGCCGTCCTGTTCTGGTGTCAGGTGCATTGTTTTGGCCTTGAACCTAGCAGGATGCCACGGATACCAATAATCATAAATTTCTTGTGACATGGTTGCCCCCTATTATTTTGCTTTGTTGGCTTCCTTGGCTTTCAGCAAGATAAGATTGATCTGGCCAGAAACGCTTCTGTGTTCATCGTTGGCCGTTTCTTCAAGCCATTGTGCCAATTCAACTGGGGCTGTGAAGCCGATATATTTTGTTTCTTTATTTGCGTCTTTCTTTGACATTTGTTTGTTCCTTTCTTTGGTGGTGGGGATGGCAGGGCTTGATACCTGCTGACCTGTGGCCATCGCCAGAACCCTAAAACTGGCACTCGGTTTTTGTTTCGCTATGCTGGCAAGCCCGATCAATTGCCTTGGTAAGTTTTTGTGTTGCGTGTCCTTCCACGCCGCATCCCCATAATATTGGTGGGGCGGTTGATTTCACCTCTGACACCTGCATCCCCAAACCGCGCATGGTCAACGCTGTAATGCAGGGCCGCCGCCCCATAGATTAATTAATTGATTGCTTCACTTGCTGGTGGTTTGTCTTCAATAGCCACTTTCATGGTATCTTTCAAAATATGTTCGATTTCCTGTGGGGTAATTATTTTTCTAGTCATTTTTGTATTCCTTTTCTCTCTTTTGATGTTCAGCATTTGAAGCTGATAAAAATGATAATAAATAAAAAAGATATTTTTGCAATGATTTATTTTAAATAAAAAAAAGGGGCGATAAAAAACCACCCCTTTACGCTTCGATTTATAATTGGCTACTTCTCATATTCACCAGTTTTTGGATTGAACTTTCCTGCATGTCCTTGTGATTGCGTTCCGCCCTTTGTCGGGTCTTTTGAGTACGCTTCACGGATGATCTGCACAATGAACATTTCAGCCGTATATTCACCATCTTTCATGCGGCGTTCTTTGCCTTCAAAGAAAGACATATTGTGAACCCATTCAACATGGCGTTGTTCAAGTTTGATTGTGAAAGTGTCATCAATCGCTTCTTCTTCAATCACGGCTGGTGCTGGTGCTTCCGTTGGTGCTGGCTGTGCAACAACTGGTGCGGCTTCTTGTTTTTCTACCGTGTTTGTGGATGCTTCCATTTCGGCGATTTCTTTTGCATCTTCAAAATTCATGCCATGTGTTGACATTAACTCTTTGATGCGTGCCATATTTGTGGAAGGGGCATCCTGCGAAGAAGAAGTGTCATGCGTGTTATGTGAGGTTGCCCCATCACCATTATGCACATTTTCCACTTTTTGTCCATTTTCTGTCATTTTCTCTGGCATTATGCGGCTTCCCCTTCCTGTGCAAGAACTTCATCTTCAAACAAATCACCTTGCATTGGTAGGCCCACGGCTTTACGTGCAATCGCATAGGCCATATCATAGCCTTCACGCTGTTCTTCATCCTGTTCAAGATAGCGCAACGCCGCATCAAAGGCCTTCTTCTTGATGCCCTTGGCTTCCATGCGTGAACGCACTTCCGCAATCGATGCATTGATTTCTGCACGCTCTTTCTTCAACTGGATCACGCTGTCAACGCCTTCTTTGATTTCTTTTAATAAGCCGTTCATGTTGTGGCCTTGTGTTGGTTTAGTCATTTGATTTTCTCCTATTTAAAGAATGTTACGTTTAGCCCATGTTTAGCATTAATAGCATTGAATAAATTAATCTTCAATTTTGATAATGGATCAATGAACTTTTCTGGTTTTGTGTCTTCAATGATTTGTTTTCCATCTCTGACATATGATGCATCTGCCACATATGTTGTGACCTTGATGCCATCAACTTTCAGGTCGTATCGTGGTTGAAATTTCAAATGCGATATTCTGCCCGATTGTTTTAGTAAAATTAATTCAGCGGCACGGTTGCGCTCTTTCTCTGACATGAAATATTGAATGTCACGGTGTCCGCATTCTGTGCATTCTTTTACGCCCTTTTGGTGATAGATGGTTCTGCATGAAGTACACATCCAAGACTTCTTTGCAGATTTGAATGCATCGTTTTTGGTTCTCCACTTTTTACCCATTGTTTACCCCCTTATCATATTCTTTATAGCCAAGCTGGATCAAATGCGTGATGAATTGTGATCTGTTGGCAAAGCGTGGATCGGCTTTCTGATCACGTGCAATGGCACTTTTCAAGTCGGGGTCTAGGTAGACAAATGTTTTAGAATTCTTTTTCTTTTCTTTTTTCATTTTTTCTCTCCAAAAGGGGTTGACATGTTTTTTATTATATCTTAATAAATGGGGTATACAATAAAAAAAACCAAAAAGGTTTTAAAAATATTTGTAAAAGGAATATAAAAAATGCACTATCAACCCAATCAACCATCATACAAAATTGGAACAGCAACATTTGAAGAATTTGATGCAACGGATGATCAAAAATATCTGTCTGTTGATTTCGAAATGACAATCAAATTTCGCTGGAATGGCGATAGCTATGAGATGGATGATGTCGAACAGGTTGAAATCTTAAATGTCTGGGATTGTCAAACAGAAGATGAATATGAACACATCGACAATTTCACAATAACATGGGATGACCTCACAGAAGAACAAAAACAAAAAGCAATCAATGAAGCACTAGAAAACGCAGAATAAGGAGAAACAAAATGCGCTATGATCTTTACATCAATGATGATGTCCACACAGCAAGCGATGATCTGGGTATTGTCCAAATGTCACAGCAAAGATTGTTGAAGGAGGTATCTCTTATGAATGAAATTGCAAAGCTTGTTCCAAAAATTGAAGTCAGAATATACGACAACTTAGAATGCGAAACAATTTCATCCAACCTAAAAGAAGGAAAAAACCAATGAACAAATATTTCAAACTAAACACAATCCCTGATCCAATCCGTTATGATCTCATTAAGTACCGCAATGAAGGCAAATTGCCACCAGAATTCCTTCAAGCCATGATTGCCAACAATATTCAATTGGCTGTGCTTCTTGCCCCCACAAGGGAAATCAAAGCCATGTTGCCCTATTTAAGAAGCTTTCTGAATGAATGGTTGCCATCATGTGCAAGGGGTTCATATGAACAGATGAAGCGTTGGGCATCATTGGGCGGTGTTGTTGGTGCAACATCATGTGGCCCTCATACTGCTTGTCGTGTTTTGGAAATTCCGCAAATCAATTCAAACATCAAAGAATATTCCCCAAAGAACCCACAACGCCGCAATCACTTTCAAACATTATCAATGGTGAAGCCAGATGCCTTGTCCTAATAAGAAAACTATATCAGCCAGCCAGGCGGCCTGCATGTTTGGAAAGTCTCCATACTGCACACGCTGGATGTTGTGGCAACATTTTAAATCTGGGATGGAAATCTATACAGATGACCATGAACGCATTGAATGGGGCAACCGCCTTGAAGGTGCGATCTTGGATAAGGTTGCCGATGAATTGAAACTTGAAGTCACCCGATGGGATCAAGAAAAATATATTGCACGTGGTCATCTTGGATGCACCAAAGATGCTATCGTCTATGATCCGCAAGCTGGGCATGGTGCTGTTGAAGCCAAGAATGTTGATTACTTTATCTTCAAAGAAGAATGGACTGAACACCGTGCGCCTGAACACATCGAACTTCAATTGCAATGCCAGATGTGGTGTGGTGATGGTGAAAAGCCATATGAATGGGGTGTCATCGCTGTGTTGATCGGGGGTAACAACTTCAAGATTTACAAACGCAAGCTTGATACACGCTTGATGGAACGTGTGGAACAAACGGCCAAGGAATTCTTTGCAAGCCTTAAAGCCAATGATGAACCAAGCGCAACTGGTATCGCCAAAGAAATCCCATTCTTGACAAATCTGCATGCGCCAAAGAAGAAGCCATCATCATTGTATGTCAAAGGTGAATTGGCTGAACTGGTGAAGAAGAATGCAATGAAATGGGATAAGGCAAAGATGGATGAAAAGAATGCCAAATATTTGGCCGCACAAGCCAAGGCGTTCTTGCTTCAAACAGTCGGTGAACATCGATATTTGATTGGCCAGGATGTCAAGGTTGATCTTAATAGGATCATATCCAAGAACAATGTCATGTCTGTGCGCATCAAGTGTGAATATGAAGAAGCCAGCGTTTTCACAGATGAAGATAAAAAACGAAACATTGAAATGTATGCACCATAAGGAGAATTGAAATGGGAAACTTACAAATAATCGAAAATCAGCTTATGGCCATGAAGCCAAAATTTGAACAGGTCTTATCATCAAGCGGTGTGCCTGCTGAACGTGTCATCCGAACTGTCATGGTGTCATTAGAAAAAACACCAGCACTTGCCAACTGTTCTGCGCCATCGATCTTGCAGGCGGCGATGTCCGCAAGCATTCTTGGCATTGAGGTTGACGGTGTAACAGGCCAAGGATATTTGTTGCCGTTCGGGGGCAAGGCGCAATTGGTTGTGGGTTATAAAGGATATAACACAATCGCCGCACGTTCTGGCTACACCATCACAGGTTCAATCGTGCGTGAAGGTGATGAATTTGATTATCAGCTAGGCACAAAACCAAATGTTCACCATGTGCCAAAGAACAGCAAAGGCAACATCACACATGCATGGGCTGTCGCTCAATCAAGGAATGCGCCACCGATTGTGCGTGTCATGGATATTGACGAACTGATGCAGGTGAAAGCCAAGTCACCAGGTGGCCGCCGTAAAGATAGCCCATGGAATGATCCAGGCGTTGGCTTTGCGGCAATGTGTGAAAAGACTGTCAAGCGCAGATTGGCACGTGATATGCCATTGAACTTGATGCAGGTTGCGGCATCCATGGAACAAGGCTTTGAAGAAATGGGCCACCATTCATATGTTGATCCACAATCTGGTGTTGTCTATGACGCTGAACCAACTGTTGAGAAAACCTCGGATGTTGACGCACCGATCATTGACCTTGAACCAGCTAAGCCGTTTCATGTTCGCATCCAACGTGGGAACAAGGTTGAATTTGATACAATCCAAGAATGGTATGAATGGATCACAACCAACCTGCCAAAAGCCAAAAGCAAAGATCAACTTCAACAATTCTTAGATCGCAATCAAGACATGCTACGTGATGTTTACAACATGGGGCATGAAGGCATGGCCAATGCGGTGGTCGAATTAATCGAAGAACTTAAACAAGGAATGAAGGGATAATAAAATGACATTAAAACACAGCAAAGCACCTTGGATAGCTTCGGCAAATAATTGGCATGAAACAGTAATCTATGATGACAACGGTAACGTTGTTGCGAAACAATGCATCTATGATGAATATAATGGCATAGAAACAACCGAAGAAAATCAAAGCGAGCAAGAGATTAAAGCAATGGTGGATGCCCAAATAATTGCGGCCGCACCCGATATGCTGGAAGCTTTGGAAGAATGCGTGCTTGCATTTGTGGGAAACAACGGGGCGGAAGGCGAAAGCAAAGCATACAATACGGCGTTGGAAGCAATTGCAAAAGCAAAGGGAGAAAATCAATGATCGTTCTATCTTTATTTGATGGCATGGCCTGCGGATATGAAGCGTTGAAGCGTGCTGGCATCAAAGTGACAAAATACTATGCAAGCGAAATCGACAAACACGCAATCAAGATCGCCATGAAAAACCACCCCGACATCATTCAACTTGGGGATGT